AAAACAAACGCGGCAGGGACAGGTACAGCAAGTGGAACAACAAAAGCAAACGCAGGTGTACCACAGCTTATTACATCACAGAGAGACTTATCTGATAAGTTCGGAGATCCAGTCTTTGAAACAGATAACAATAATAACCCAATCAACGGTGGCGAACTAAATGAATATGGCTTACAAGCGGCATACTCATTTTTAGGTGTAGCTAACAGAGCATTTGTAACTAGAGCAGATATTGATCTTAACGAAATTCAGCCTAGTGCTTCAGCCCCAGCGGCGGCTCCAGCTAACGGAACTTATTGGTTTGACACAGCATTAACAAAATACGGAATTTTCGAATGGAACGGAAATGCTGTTACAGTAACAGGCGGACAATCTTTTACAAACAAAGTACCGCTAGTGATTACTTCAAAAGCACAATTGGTTGGCGAAAGCAACACTGGTATTCCAAAAGGTTCAGTAGGACAAGTTGGAGACTATGCTGTTGTAACAACTACAACAACAAACAAAGTTTACTATAAAAATACTACAGGAGACTGGGTAAAAATAGGAACAGCAGATTGGGTAAAAAGTTGGCCAACAATAGAAGGTTCAGCGGCAAACCCAACACTAACTAATTCACAGACAGTAATTATAAATGGCACTACAGTAGCCATTTCTGGCACAGCAGTTGCTGATATGGTAACAGCTATTAACGGTGCTGGCATTACTGGTGTAACTGCTAAAGTAGTAGACGGAAAATTAAATATTTTTGGTGACGGAACAAACACAACAGACGGTTCAACAGATGACGATGGTGCCATTAACATCGCGGCTGGAGCAACTGGTTCGTTGTTAGCTGACTTGGGCATCACTGCTGGTACTTATTATTCACCAGCATTTGAAATTGCTCCTCATACTTCTGTTCCAGCATTTAAAACAGCAGATACTAAATCAAGACCAACAGGTTCTATTTGGTTAAAAACTACAGATGCTAATTTAGGTGCTCAATACAAAATCAAAGTATACAATTCTACTACAGGCCTTTTTGAAGACAAAAATGCTCCACTATTTAAAACACATCAAGAAGCATTATTCAATCTTGATAAATCCGGCGGCGGCATTAATTTAGCATTAGGTGACGTGTACATTCAAGCACACACAACTTTAGCAGAAAATGAAGAATTTGATTTTACAATTTTTGCTAGAAATGCTTCAGGTTCTACTACAATTACTTCAGAAGCTATTACAGCTAGTACATTTGCGGCAGGAACATTTAACTTCACAATGGCGGAAAGCAAACCAGGACAAGCGGCTCTTGACTCAGGAGTTGCTTTAGCATTTACAGCAACAGGAGCAGTATCCGATGCTGACTTATTTGCTACAGCAATTAACGCACATGGTTTCCAAAATATTGTAGCAAGTGTTGACGCAAGTAATAGACTTGTAATTTCACATAACGATGGTGGAGAAATGCGTATTAAAGATACAGATAGTGCTTTTGCTAACGCTGGCTTTAGTGCATTTAATTATTCAACTAAGTTGGGTACAGCTAATCTTTATACAGCACCGGCAGGCGACACAAACTTTGACTTCCATGCTTCAAACTGGAAAATCTTAACTTATAACGCTGGTCCAAATGCTCCAACATCATTAACAGCAGATGGTAGACTATGGTATAGTTCAATTGTTGACGAAGTTGATATTTTAGTACACAATGGAACAACTTGGGTTGGTTATCAAAATGTATATCCTTCATCAGATCCAAATGGTCCGATTGTAAGTGCTACAGAACCAACACAACAATCAGATACAACACCATTGGTAACTGGAGATCTTTGGATTTCAACAGCAGACTTAGAGAACTATCCAGAGGTTTACAAGTATAACGCTGACCTTCAAAAATGGTTAGCTGTTGACGAAGGCGACCAAACTACAGAAGATGGTATCTTATTTGCTGACGCAAGATTTGGAACAAGCGGTGGTACTAATGGTACTAACGGAGAAGCACCAAAAGGAACTATTAAGGAACTTCTTGTAAGTAACTTCTTAGATTTTGATGCTCCAGATCCAGCACTATTTCCAAAAGGTATGTTGCTTTGGAACCTACGTAGAAGCGGATTTAATGTTAGAAAATTCATTAGAAATTACGTAGATCTAACAGGTAAAAACATTAGACAAAATGATGAGAGCATGGCTACTTATTATCCACATAGATGGGTAACTGAGTCAGCTAACCAACCAAACGGTAAAGGTAGCTTTGGACGTAAAGCACAACGTAAAGTTATTATTCAATCTCTACAATCACTGGTTAACAGTAACCAAGAAATTAGAGACGATGAATCAAGACTATTCAACGTAATGGCTACTCCAGGTTATCCAGAACTGATTGGTGAAATGGTTGCACTTAATAACGATAGAGGTTTAACAGCATTTATCGTTGGTGACTCACCATTTAGATTAAAATCAGATGGTACAACTTTAAATAACTGGGGAACAAACACAGCACTTGCTGTTGAGGATAACGACGACGGACTCGTAACTAGAGACGAATACCTAGGCGTATTTTATCCTAGCTTGTTTACAAGTGACAACGCAGGTAACAATGTTGTAGTTCCACCAAGCCACGGTATACTAAGAACTTTTGCACTAAGTGATCAAGTTTCTTTTCCATGGTTTGCTCCAGCAGGTACAAGACGTGGTGGCATAACAAATGCTAGTGCGGCAGGATTTGTAGACGCAGAAGGAGAGTTTAAATCAATAGCATTGAACGAAGGACAAAGAGATACATTATACTCTTTAAATATCAATCCAATTACATTCTTAACAGGTGCTGGATTAGTTAACTTCGGACAAAAAACAAGAGCTAGAAATGCTAGTGCGTTAGATAGAATCAATGTAGCAAGACTTGTAATTTTCCTAAGATCACAACTTAAGAAACTTGCTAAGCCTTACATCTTTGAACCAAATGATAAGATTACTAGAGATGAAATCAAAGCACAAGTTGATAGCTTAATGTTAGAACTTGTTTCTCAAAGAGCATTATACGACTTCTTAGTTGTATGTGATGAGTCAAACAATACACCTAGCAGAATTGACAGAAACGAACTATACGTAGATATAGCTATAGAACCAGTAAAAGCAGTGGAGTTCATTTACATTCCATTGAGACTTAAAAATACTGGAGAAATAGCGGGACTCTAAACGGATAAATAAAAGTAATAGGAGCATATAGAATGGCAATTTCAACACTTTCAAAGTTAACAGTACCATTGGATAGTAACGCAAGTGCATCTAACCAAGGACTGTTGATGCCCAAATTGGCATACCGTTTTAGGGTGTCATTAGAAAATTTCGGAGTATCAAGTCCAACTACTGAACTTACGAAGCAGGTCATGGATGTAACAAGACCTAACGTTTCGTTCGAACAAATGACTGTTGACATTTACAACTCAAGAGTATACCTAGCAGGTAAACATACTTGGGAGCCTATTACAATCAACTTACGTGAAGATGTAAGCAATAACGTTCAGAAATTTGTTGGTGAACAGTTACAGAAACAGTTAGACTTCTTTGAACAATCAAGTGCGGCATCCGGAAGCGATTACAAATTCGTTACTAGAATTGAAATACTCGATGGTGGTAACGGTGCTAACGTTCCTGGTGTATTAGAAACATTTGAATTATACGGCTGTTATGTTGAAAGTGCTAACTATAATACATTAAACTATGCTGAATCAGCACCAGTTACTGTAGCGTTGACTATCAGATACGATAATGCTATACAGACTCCACAAGGTACTGGAATAGGTACAGCAATTGGTAGAACAGTTAACTCAGCTATTACTGGCGGTGGTAACGGTTAATATATCACAAAATTAAAATAAAAGGGGCTTTATGCCCCTTTTTTTATCTCCATTATATACACACATAATTTCCAAAGATAAATATTAGTATGGCAAACTTTTTGAATGGTTTTTTAGATAATGTAATTTCAGGGGCATTGAACCCAAAAGGAAATCTTGCTGATTATCAACATGGTGCTAGACTTTATGTAGATGATAGTCATAGATTATCTCCAAAGGTAAAATTTCTTTATCACGTATCATTAGACATCAATAGAGAAGCGGCTTCTGTTATACCTCAATTAGCTGAAAAACATATTAACGAACTAAACATGTTAGTCAAGTCAGTTGACCTTCCAAGGTATAATATTCAAACTGATGTCAAACATCAGTATAATAGAAAAAGAGTTGTACAAAAAAGAATTGATTACCAACCTATCACAGTTACATTCCATGATGATGCATTCGGTGTTACAACAGCGTTATGGGAAGCGTACTATAGATATTATTACAGAGATGGACAGTATGCTAAAGTGATGCCGGCAGGAGCACCAGATCCAACAATTAAAGAATATAAAAACCATGCCGCATTTAATAGAGGTGCCGCATTTGGACAAAAAGTATATAGATATGGTTTAGATAATGATAGCTTTGCGCCTTTCTTCAACAACATTACAATATACCAATTGTCTAGAAAAAGATATACAGCAATGACACTAGTCAATCCAATTATAGCAAGTTGGTCACACGATTCAATGGATAATTCAGCTAGTGAACCTGTTGCTAACCAAATGACTTTAGAATATGAAACTGTACATTACAGTAGAGGTCCTATAGGTAAAGCAGGACCAAAAGGATTTGCTGAAGAACATTATGATAAAAGTCCTAGTCCAATTTCACTATCAGGTGGAGGAGCAGGTAGTTTGTTAGGAGCTGGTGGTGTGTTAGCTGGTGGAGGATCTGTGTTAGCTGATATCCAAGGTGGAAACGTAAGTTTTGGCACAGTATTACGAGCGGCAAATACAGCACAAAATTTTAGTTCACTTTCAAGCAGTGGTGTCGGACAAGAATTAATTGGCGCAGGTTTAGATTCGCTAGGACAAGCAACTGGTGTTGATGTCAGTGGTGTTGCCGGTGTTGCTTTTCCTAAAGGAGGAGGCGGCGGAGGATTAGGAAATATAGTTGCGGCCGGATTGGCAGTTGGTGCGGCCAACGCTGTGTTTGGTCAAAATAACAATAGTGACGGAAGTTCAGCAGACGGTCCGGGTGCTGACGATACAAGCTATCCTGATCAGCTACCAGAGGAATAAAAAATGTCAGACACAAATCTACCAAAAAAACAAACCACAGATTCAGCAAGTAAAGTAAGAAGATATTTTAATACTTACTATGGAAAAGAACTTGCCTTTCCTAGCAATGACGTAGATGCTGTTATTGGATTTTTAGAATCAAAAGGATTTGATAAAAATGCCGCTATCAGCACAGGAACAATTTTATTACAACAAGCAAAAATAGACGGAATAAAAGTATTTGAACTTTTAGATACGTTAAAAGGTTTAGACAAACTACAATTAGGTTTTACTGTAACACAGGTTCTAAATTTTAACAGACAAAAAATAAGCACTTTAGGTTATAGAGTAGTTGATAAAACAAAGCCGACAGAAGCACGAAACATTATGGGGTAACCAATGAAACGTTGGGCCCAGGGTAAATATAACCTAAAAAATCCAGACAAATATATAGGAAACAAAACACCAACTTATAGATCAAGTTGGGAATTCCATTTTATGAAATTTTGTGACGAAAATCCTGCCATAGGTGCTTGGGCTAGTGAAGCAATTAAAATTCCTTATAGAAGTCCTTTGACAGGAAAGCCAACTGTATATGTGCCTGATTTTTTTATACAATACAAAGATAAA